GCACTAGATGGTACTCCACCAGCCCCAGAGGAAGCGTTACCCGAAGATAAAATTGCTTTAGCTCTTGATGCTGCACCTAAAACCGCACCGATTTGTTGAGCATAAAATAATGGGAATGCAAATGCAGCTCCGGGACCAGTTGCAGCGGCAGATTTTTGAGCAATATCTAAGCCTTGAATAAATCCTTTAGCAGTTCCTACCGCAATATCTAATAATGCAAACGCTTTAGCCTCATCGCTTCCTTGAGCAAATAAAGCACCTAAACCTTGAAGTACTCCTTGTATTGCATCTAAAAATTGTAATTGAGCAGTAAGCCTAGCATCTAAAATCTTTTGCTCATCATCTGCAGCTTTTTGATTTATTTCATTTTGTTTTTTTGCTCTTTGAATATCAAGCAAAGCATACAAATTATTTCTTTCGCCTCCAGCCGTTGTAATTCTATCAATTTCTTCTCTTTGTCTTCTATACCAAAGATTTAGTTTTTGTTGCTCTGATTCCGCATTTACATTTTCAGCTTCTGCAATATATTGTTTTTCTAATTCGGCTATTTTCTTTTGTTGCTCATCGTAAGCAAAAAGCTCATCAATTAATGCTTGAGTATATTTATCTAAATATTCATCGTTAGCCTTTGTCTTTTCTTTTACCTCTGTTTTATGAGTTGTTACTCTGGTTTTAGAATTAGCTTTTTCTGTTTTAGTTAAATCATTTGACCCATCTGTAAAACGTTTGTTAGTTTCTTGAAAGTCTTTAACCGCCGCAGTCCAGCTTCCACTTAATTGGTCATATCCTTTGCTTAATGAATCAAAGTCAAGTGTGAAAATACCTTTCAGTATATTCCCAGCACCCATACCAACATTTTTAAGCAATGTAAATAAGCCAAATAAACTAGAATAAAATATACCAACTCCTTTAGTTATATAAGGCAAAGCAGTTAAAGCAAGCTCAATAAAAGCATCTAGCAATGGCTCAAATACTTTCATTATACCACCAAGAATTTTCTCCAAGCCAATAAATAAAGGCTGGAGTTTCTTCATTGCGGTTTCAGATTCAGTAAACGCAGCAACTAAACCACCAACTGCAAGAACGATAAGCCCTATACCAGTTGCTTTTAAAGCAGAACCGAAAGACTGAGTTGCTACCTTTGCTTTATTTAAAGCTCCACCAAGCATACCTACTGGACCACCAGCCATTTCTAAGGTATCTATCCAATCACTAGAAACGTTTTTAGCTGACTTAATTTTGTCTTCTAAGTCATCTATTTGATTAAATAAGTTCTTAAACTCTTCAGTACCTACGGCAGTATTTTTTAATTCTCTTTTTAAAGCTTTTAATTGAGAAATAGAGCCTTCGATATTATTGTTTACATTAATATCTACTTCTATTGACTTTGCCATTTGTAGTTACGTTTAATTTGTTTAAGCCCTTTTATAAATGTATTTGGTAATTCATATTTTCCTTTGGCAATTTCTATTACCTCGCTTTTATTATAATGCTCTAAAACACTTAGCATTTCTATAATTTTCTTTATCATATTGTTCTAAAGTCTGTTAGTAATTCAAATTGAACCTCGCCACTTGTTAAATCAGTTGTAAACTGGTTAATAGTGTATCGTTTATCTCTAATAATTACTCTATCGTTTACTTTTAAATTAGTCAAAAGGCTAATTGGTAAAACTGCATTTATTTTAAATATCCTTGACTTAATGCCAAATATGTTATTAAGATAATTAGCGTAATAGTTATTAAATAAAGATTGATTTTCTATTGCGTTAGTGTAGGTTGATTGTTCAGCTCCAAAGTTTAGCGTATAATCTACGGCACTTATTAGCGTATCTTGACCAAATATATTAGCAGAAGTTACGCTTGTTGTAGAAGTTCCATCATTAAATTTATAAGCCGAAGTTGTTTGCGTAGAACCATAATCGTAAAGTATTACAGGCTTTGGAATATAAGGAATATAGCTAGGCTTTAAAGCATAAGCTACTTGTAAATTAGTGTTAGTAAATTTAGTTCCTAGTATTGTTTCAAATGGAAGTTCTACCGTGTACTCTTCGCCATCGTTATCTAGCTCATAATACAAATCCCCATAAGGCACACTTGAGCGAGACATAAATTCTACGTTCAAAAACGATTCAGCTTTTTGATATTTAAAGTTTACCTTTTTGTATGCCTTAGAACGTTCAATATCTATAACATCGTTTACAATATATTGCGTTATATCCCTAGTTGTTCCGCTTGCATACCAGCCCTCTAATTGCTCAATTCTAAAAATACCGCTTACATCTGAGTAACAAGTAAGATTAAACATCTTTAAAATTCCACTAAAGAACTCTTCGATTGTCATCTCTGGCATATATTCATTTATAGCCATTGTAGTCGTGGTAGTCTGGGTAGTTGATTGCGTTACCGTTAGGTCGGTTACTTTTGTGTACGTTCCACCTATTAGCGTTCCTGTCTCGTAATAGTAAACACTTGTAAACGAAATAGCTGCGGTACTTGCAATAAAAAACGTATAAGCTCCAGAATCTCCTAATGGTACTTCTAAGTACATAGGAGTTATTTGCGTTAAATAGCTTTGCGTATTAACTACAACACCATCCTTATAAACGTAAAAGAAAAACTCTTTAGCATCTTGCCCCACACTAGGAACGCTAAAAGTGATTGTAATATTTGATTTAAATTGATATTCGGGTAACGTAGGCTTTACATAGTTAAGCGTATCGCTAAATACGTTAAATATGCCTTGAGTTCCAGTCGTAGAGGTATTAGTTTGAAAGTTTAATTTATTAGCCGTTGTTTTAAGTTCAAATACATCACTATTTTTAAGCCATAAAAAAGCTCTAGTAAATCTTGCATCGCTTAAAAAATCGCCTTGAAAAGTTACACCAAGTGAGGAGGCTATTGCATCAAATACTTTTTTTACTCTTATAGCTGGAAATAAATCTGAATAATATATTGGAGTAGCGGTTTGCGATATATCCCAATTATCAAACGTAGTTCCGCTTCCTCCATATCTCCAAGCATTTTTCGAAGATATTAAAGGAAACATTACATCTGTACCAGCCAAAGCCGTAACACGATTCTTAACAACTGCCCCAGTATAGGTAAAATTGTTTGCGCTTAAATCTAAATCTCTTAGGAACTTACCACCAAAGGCATCTTTTAAAGAAACTAAAGCACCAAAGAAAGTAATTTGATAGTTATCAATTTTGCCATCTTTATAACTTGCTTTCTCTAGTTGAATTTTGCCTTTTCTAAATGAAGAATAATCTAATTCTATGTAGCCATTCTTTCGCGTTCTAGCGTCAAATCCGTTGTCTAATGAGTTCTCATACCAGTGCTTAAATATCTGGTTGTTATGAGGAGTTGCTGGGATAGTAAACGACTGGCTAAAATCTGTAAATACTTTAGAAATATCGTTTACATTTTGAATATTACTAGTAACGCTTATTTTCTCATCGTTAAAAAGCTCTATCCTTTGTGGCTCTCCACTTGAATCGTAAATATAAAGTAGAACGTTAATCATTAAACTACATCGTTAATAAGTGAGAATGCGTAATCGAATTGAATCTCGTAATTAATATTTTTATCCTTTAAGCTAGTCTTTAAATCTGTAGCAGTTGTCTTTACTTCTACTGGCACTCCATCTAAAAGAATCGTCTCAGCTAGAAGCAAATCTTGAATAAGCTCATTATAATTTTCGGGAATCCAACCCGTATTTAATCTTACGCTTTGTGAGCCATTAATATTAAACGATTTTGTTTGCGCTCTAGCTACATTATAATTTACCGCATCTGGTAATAACTTAAACGTAGTTCCCATCGTTTGAATATTATTCGTTTGCGCTTTAAAGAAAGTTAAGAACTGCCATCCACCATATCGGTTAATAAATTGACATTGAATCGGGTTATACTTTGGCTCGCATAAAGGAGTTACCAATATTTGTGCAATAGTGTCTGTATATTCTCCAGTCGGCTTCCATAAAATAGTACAAGTATTCCCCTTATCGTATTTAACGCTAGTCGTTCTTAAAGGTATCTTGTATAGCTTTGCCCCATCTCTAGCAATAGTAACTATAACTTCATTTCTGCCTCGCATATCTTTGTAAGAAACTTGCAAAGCAGAAGGACTGATATTATTAGCCCAAACATTAATATATGGGTATTTCGCTTCTGCGATGTCTTCTTCGTAAAAATATTCTAGGCTTGTGTTAGCAAGAGGCAAAATAGTAGCAGTTGAACCGCTTTGATTATAACCTCCAGAATAATTTGTATATCCACCAGTAGCATAATAAGTTGTAGTATCTAATACGGTATACGTTCCCAAAGTAGCTTCCTTAGAACGCTCTACTTCTACAAGAGCCATCATTGAATTGGTATTATCAGCTGACTTAATAGCTTCTATATATTCCTTAATGTATGGCGCAATATTATAAACGTTTTTTCTATTAGTCGTTGAAGCAATAGACTTTGTAAAAATATAAGTGGGCTCAGAAGGTTTTGAGTTTGGATTATTCCAAATTTTAATTTTTATTCTTGAGCCTAGCTGGTTTGCTTCGTTTACTTCAATAAAGTAAGGACTACGTGCGTAAATTATCATTTCTATTTTAAATTAAAATCTATTATTCTATCTACATCTATTGCTACTTGTGTAGGCATTTGGTCTACAATATATTTTTTAAATCCAGCCTCGTAGGGTTTAGTAAAAAATAAGCTAGGCTTTATTCCTTGTGCGTAAATTCTTCTTGCTAAAATAAATCCAAGTGTCTTATAGCTACCTTTTTTAAATTTGCCTTCTGCATCTCTTAGCCTTATGCCTCGTTTCTTTGCCCATTCTGCTAGTAAATCAGCTGGTGGTTTTTTGTTAGTAAACATAAAGCGTGAATTAGGTGCTTTCTGCTTTCCGTTCTTAACCATACTTGGAAAAGCTCCTTTAACCCCTTCATCTAGGAACTGACCATAAACCTCCATTTTAAACCCTACAATCGCATAACCTGTATCGGTTACTACTTCTCCCTTCAAACTATTATAAAGCGTCTTAGAAACGTTGTTTCTGCCCTTAGAAAGATTAGCTCTCGCTTGCTGAATAACGTAGTTCTTATATTTCTCTAAGAGTTTTTCGCTTTGCTTTAATTCCATTTAGCAAATTGTCATATCGTTTGGAATCATAACGTCAAACGTTAGTGTCCATCCAGCTACTTTGTTTTCAAATCTATCTGTAAACGGCTCGGCACTAGGTGCGGATACCACTTGCACTAAGCTAGTAAACAAAGTTCCACGCATTAAAGCACTGCTTAAACGTGAAGCTAAAGTAAGTTGCGTATTTAATACATCTTGCTCGTTATCATTTCCATCCCAAATATCTGTAATTTCTGCCTTGCTTTCATCTACTATATCCATAAACAAAATCGAAACATTTAAGGAAGTTGTGCTTTCTTCTAGCGTAGCATTGTTTACTATAATATGGCTTAAAGGGAATATGGTTTGCTTTGTTAAATCAACCGCAAATATATCTCCAATAGTAACCGTATTAATTACGTTGGTTGCTTTTAGATAATCCTTTAAAGTGTTTACTAGGTAATAGTATCCGTTCATTTGTTTTGACTTTTAATCATTTTCATTTCTAATTCATTCTTTTGCTTTTCGAATGTTAAAAACATTAAGCACTGGTTAAACGAAAGCTCGGATATTTCATCAAATCTACGGACATCTCCTTGAGCAAGTGCGTAAATTGAGGAATACCACCCCCATCGTTTTCCGAACTGCGCTTGTTCAGAATATTCTGTACCGCTGGATTCTCCTCCAAATAGGTCAGGGTACTTTTCAATAACTCGTTGCCTAAATGATAAAAAAAAACCCTTGCAGATAAAACAACATCTAAAGGAGCGTTAAGCATTTTTTCGGAATATATATCCGAACCAGCGTATGGCTCTATCGTATATTTATCTTTTAGTTTATTTATAATCGGTCTAAACATTACCGCCATTGCCTTGTGCATCTCCTTATTGTCGAATATATAGTTATCTAAATCCATATATTCTCCCTGTGTCATATCATCAAGGTTGGTAATAAATCCGTATTCTATTCCATCTAAAATAAACTTGTTTTTAAATGGTGGTATCTTTTCAAATAAGCTATTGACCGTATTAACAATCTCTACTATTTGCTTTCTTTTAATCTGTGCTATGTATTTTAAATCTACATTGCAAAAAATCTGGATTAATTTGTCTTGTAAAAAATCCGATTCTTCATTCTGTTCTACTATTGTTAGAAACTTCATATACTGACCAAGCGTTATTTCGCTTAAATCAGTTGGAATTGTTAGCTCTAGCTTCATAATGTATAAACGTTATTTGTTGTTTTTTGTATTAGTACACGAAATACTTGCCGCTATTGGGATTAGATAGCTGGTAGAATACGTTGTAACGTATGGCATCGATAGCGTGGTTAAAGTTATCGACCACAAGCCCAGATTTTTTATCTGAGTATATGTAATTGTTGAGCTCTTTTCCAATGTTCTGTGAGTTAGATTCTATAATTAGTTCGTAATCTTGCATAAGAGCAAGCCCAGCCGTAATACTTCCAGCTCCCTTAGCAGTCGCAATTATATTACAACCTTGCGACTGAAGTTCGGCTATTAGTCTAGGCTCGGCACTATCTGCTACAATTAAGCTCTTTGCACAAACTCGCTTGTTTATTTGGGCTATCTCGCTTGTTGTTAGCTTTGGTTTATAAAGATGCTCCTTAATGTATATCTTTCTTTTAGTCTTATCTATTGCTACTTCTACTAAAGTAGTCGGGTCAATAGAGAATCCAAAGTCTTGACCGAAAGAAGTTTGTAGGCTATCTGGGTTAAATGCTCCAAAGCTCCAGTTAGTAAATACAACTCCTTCGGCTTTGTCTAACCAGCCACCTAAAATAGTATGCTCGTATTTTCGCCTATTGCTTTGCTCTAAGGCTTCGATTTGATTTAAGAAGGATTCACTAAGATATTCTTTATTATCCTTGTACGTGGTATGTATGTAAGTCGTATCGCCTTTAGATAGTGAGCTACCTTCTTGAACACCTTTATCTTCAAAGAATCGATTATAAATAAAGTGTTCTTTTGTAGTAGGGTTTAAAATAAGAATTACTCTGTTTTGCTTGTAGCTATTGCGAATCGAAAAGTCTATTTTGTCAAATACATCTTCATCTACTAATTCTTCTGCCTCATCAAGCACGAACGTAGTAACTCCAGACAAAGACTTTAAGTTTGCGGTTTGAGTTCCGCTAGATGTCTTAATACCCTTAAATAATATCTTTGAATTTGTACGTGTGTTTATAATCTCATCCTTTGTTATATAAAAGTCGGATTCAAGACCAGCCATTTCTATCTTTTCTACAAACTCTGGGATAATTGAGATATGAGCCGATACTAAAGTATAACGAGTAAATAGTATTACGTGTCCTACTTCGTAAGTTAGAAGCAAAAGAAAGGAGTTCAAAGCAAATGATTTGCCCGAACCCCTACCGCCAGTAATTACATAGTATCTACTTTCGCTATTAAATAAAGGAATGTATTTACTATTTAATTCTATCACTTGAATTTAATAATATCTTTTATATCAAAGCCAGTAATCTCGTGCTTGCTATTACTTTCTATATGGCTCATAGATAACTGCTTTAGCTCATCTGGGCTTGCAATAAGTTTCATTAAACCCATTTGTAATGTTGGGTTATCTGACTTATACCATTTAGAACGCATAGAAACTTTAATTTCAGTTCTTACTTGTGTAAGTGCATCTTTTATAGTGTCTAATTTATCTA